ATGGTTACAACCCGATTCTATCTCGACTGCCGCGATTGCGGCTCCGGGGCGCCCGCCCCCCTTAAACTCGTTATCACCAAAAAGGGAGTCCGTGCCCTAATCCCTCTAAACATCTCGTTGCTTCCATCACAGTGGGATGCACACCGCCAGATCATAATCGCCCATCCGCGGAAGCAGCAGTTTAACGCCATGATCGCAGACCGGAAAGTGGCGGTCGATTTCATTCTGATCCGTCTGGAGTCATCCGGTGCGCTCTCGGGGCTTCGCGCTTGCGACATCAAACAACGGGTGATCTCGGAACTGTACCCGGAGGACGAACCAGCTACGGCTGCGCGGCTTACTTTCGTGTCTCACTTCAACGCTTTTGTAGACCGGCACTCCCCCGGCACCCAGCGCGTGTATCGTGCTACCCTTTCACGTCTGCGAGCGTATCTCCCGAATAGTGCTGACGATTTAACTTTTGAGGAAATGGATACGGCATGGTTACGCGGCTTCGACAAGTTTCTCGCTCAAACGTCCCCAGCGCGAAATGCCCGCAACATCCATTTCCGGAATATCCGCGCCGTCTTCAACGATGCAATTTCGGAGGATCTTATAACCTGCTATCCGTTCCGGAAGTTTAAAATTACTCCTGAACCGACGCGCCCGCGGGCTTTGACCGTAGACCAACTCCGTAAATTGTTCTTCGCGGAGGTCGCCCCGCATGAGCAGCGCTACCTCGACTGCTTCAAAATCATCTTCATGCTTTGTGGCATTAACATTGTCGACCTATGCCGTTTACGTTCGCTTTCAGACGATGGCCGCATCGAATATGCACGCGCCAAAACACACCGCCTCTACTCCATCAAAGTTGAGCCGGAGTGTGCAGAACTTCTCGCACGCTACAGAGGGCAGTCGTGGTTACTGTCATATCTCGATACGTGCGCGAACTACCGTTCATTTTACGCCCGCCTCTGTAAGACTCTGAGCGATTTTAAAGATCGCTTTCGGTTACCCGGCCTGACCTCCTACTGGGCACGCCATTCGTGGGCCACCGTTGCGGCATCGCTTGATATTCCAAAGGAAACTATTGCGGCGGCTCTCGGCCACGGTGGCTATTCTGTGACCGACATATATATCGATTTTGACCAGCGGAAAGTTGATGAGGCTAATCGTCGTGTAATAGACTGGGTACTCTACGGAAAACGGAAATAATCTACCGCTCCATCGACTGGCTCCCCGCCTCTTTATAAAATCGAATTCCGACTGATAATTGATTTTTCACGTGACAATTAAGATTTGATTTTACGGATAATCCTAAATAAAAGATAACACACTGCCAGCACCGCCGCCCATATGGCGGCCCCGCCGAAATCCATCTTCGCCTGTTGCCAGCGCGTCAGCTGCCGCTCCACCTCGCGGGTCTCGCGGATGGTGTCTGTTCTCTCCACAATGCACGTGTCGTGGATCTCCACCCGGCGCAGGCGCTCCTCACGCCTGATGTCAACCATCGTGTCACCCTTGATCCACACCACCCGCGTGTCGCGGACAGTGTCAGCCACCACCCGCTCCACATCCCGGTCGCGCCACTCCGTCCTCACGCTCTCCACCGGCACATGGCGCACCCACGGCGAGCACCCCGCCAGCGTCACAACAGCCGCGGCCATCAGCAACAGCCGTCTCATAGCTTTAGCACCTGGCGTTTGACGTTTGCGGGGTCATAGCTCACATGCACCCAGCTGAAATCCCTTTCATCAATCAGCTGCGTAAACGGCAGCTTCAGGTTGATTATAAGCTGAAACAGCCTGCGGTTATCTACCTTGTTCCCGGTGGTGATGTCGGCGGCCATACCATCCATGTGGTGCGAGGTGGCAGACCCTCCGACGGCGCGGTTAAGCGCCGGACACCGGTAGCCGCTCGATACGGTCAGTGGGCGCCCCCACGCCTCGCGCAGCGGGTCGAGCACATTGTCTACAAGTCGCGCCACATTGTTCTTGAGATTCTCGGGAATACTGTTGTCGATGGCATAGCGCACGGCAGTATCGCTGCGCTCCATCTCCTGAAAACTGAAATATTTCATTGGGCTGTCGAATTTAAAGTTGTTTTTCTAATTTATCCTTTGCCTGCCGCTTGCACTCCTCGACGTATTCGAGATAGGCGGCGAACTGCGCGGGCTTGGTGTCGCGCTCGCGGTTGACCTCGATCTCCTTGCCGTAGGAGTATCGCAGAGCGATCAGCCGTTCCACCTCCGCGTCATATTCGGCCTTTGACAGTGCGGGAAAGTCGGCGGGGTCGGCCTCCTCCCATTCTCCGGGGTCGGCCACAGTGGCGCGCTGGGCGTCGGATGGCTCCTGCGAACCGCGGCGCCGCAGCACCATGCCCTCTCCGGCGGTTATTTCCCATAAGCCGATACTTTCTTTAAATCTTTTTTCCATGATGAATGATGTTTTTAGGTTGTTGCAATTGTGATATTCTTGGCCGCCGCCTGCGCGAACAGCTCGTCGGTCACTCGCGCATACGCCGTCGGGTGCAGAGTGATTTCGTGTGATTAAACGGTTGCGAATTAGATGTTTACGGTTGCGAATGAGATGTTTTTGGCGGCTGCCGCTGTCACAAGCCCCTGCCAAGCCGCGGCCTCCTCGTCGGTCAGAGCCGCCGCCGCCGCGTTGGTCGTGTCCCCCGTCAGCTTGGCATACACGGCGGGGTTCACCGTGATGGTGATGGCCGAGGTGTTAGAAGCATAGTTAATTGCGAAACTGACAGATTCAAAAGTTAAATTAGGAGCATAAGGAAAAAGGTGCAGACTTCTATCTATTCCTTTCCAACGAAAATCCTCAATAGTCGATGACGCCCAGCAGCCCGGAGAGTGTCTTAGCTCTATAGTAAATACACCTATAATTTTCCGTAATGGATTCCAGCTTTCAAGATTAAATGTGTCTGGGAATATTCTGGGATAATCCACATTCCCGCCTATATTCCATACCTTGATGCCAGAGCCGTCCAACACATTTCCGCCAATGGCACAATATTGTGCATAAATTTTATTCTGTCCGCTCGCGTTGAAAAACGGCACATTTGTCGGGATATTGGAGCCGTTATAGTTTGGCACATAAGGCCAGACGGAACGGTAGAGCCATACGCGTTGCGCTTCCTCATACGACATCCATATCCCGTTGCCGAGATAGGGGTGCTCCGCGTCGGGGGCGTTGGCGGGGTCGTAACAGCCCCATTTGCCCCACGCCGTGTTCCACATGTCGTTGAACACCTGACGGGCGGCGCCTTTTGCGGGAAGTTGCAGCTCCTCAATCTGCTCGGGTGTAAGGTCTGCATAGGTCAGAGGGGCACCGTCGTCGCCCTTATCCCCTTTGTCTCCCTTGTCACCTTTGGCGCCCGGCTCTCCCTTATCGCCGCGTTCACCTTTCTCGCCCGGGGCGCCGGTGTCACCTTTCTCTCCCTTTTCACCCTTGAGCGCCGCAAGCTGCTCCGGCGTGAAGTCGTCGAAAGTGAATGGGTCGCCTTTCTCTCCGCGCTCGCCCTTTTCGCCTTGCTTTCCCGGCTCTCCCGTGTCGCCCTTGATGTAAGGAAGCACGGCCTCGATTTCAACTTCGGAGGCGTCGTCCCCGCGTCCCGGCACAAGCTCGATGTCGAGCGGCTCCGGCGAGTAAAGGTCACGCACACCGTCGGGAAACAGCGCGTCGGGAAACATGAAGTGAGGTTCCCATTTCAGCACTCCGGTGCCTAAATTGTGATTGTTGAAAATCACGCAAATACGGCCATCCTCCCGGCGGAAACAGTTGGTGTATTCGCCCCTGATGCACGACGCCCGGTAGGTGCGGCCCTTCGAGAATGTCCAGAACACCGCGTCCCAGTCACAGTCGGGGAAACCCACGTCATTGCCGCGCGCATCGACCAGACGCAGAATAAAATCGAAGTCCGACAGGTAATTGATCTTTCGCATGATAATTAAGATTTGATTTTACGGATAATCCTGAAAAAAAGATAACTCACTGCCCGCACCGCCGCGAAGTCAGATTCATGATTTCTTCTGTCGATTTTTCTCTCCATGGTGGTTAAAGAAATTGCTTGTTTTTGAGAACTATTTCCGCTATACTTCTCATTTTCTGCATTTTTTGAGAAGTTTCGCGGAATTTTCACGGAATTTTCGCGGAATTTTCGCGGAATTTTCGCGGAATCGGTCAGTAGTCGCTCGGGGGCTGGCGGTCTTTGCAGCCGTGCCGGAAGCACTTCTTCTCCTCCATCTCCGTCAGTTTCAGCTCCAGCTCGTGGTGGCGGTGAATCTCCTCCAGCCGGGCGTTCTGCTCCGCGCGAAGCTCCTCATAGATATGGTCTATCTTCGCGTCGCGCTCGGCCAGACGCTTCTCCAGCCAGTCTACCTGCCGGCGGTCGTTCTCCTCCTCGGCGGCCTCCACTGTGGCTATCTCCTGGCGGTCGCGCACCTTGCGCCCGTGCCACCATTTTACAAGCTCGATGAGGCCCTGCACACCTCCGATGCTCCCTATTATGGTCAATATGTCTGCGGTTTCCATGATGAAAGGTTAAAGATTGATTTTTTTGTCGGAAATGTCATTGCAGGAAAGCCGAAACGGGGCGCACGCCCTGCTTCTCCGATACGACGTTTCCGTTAAACAGATTGAAGTCGGCGACATACATGCGCCATGCGCTGTTTTTGTTTCCTTTGGTGCTCGTCCAGTAGCAGCCGCTCAGCTGGGCGGCGCCCGCGATGAGGCTGAGACAGTAATTGATTTTGTAGAAATTGGCCGCTATCAGCAGCATCTCTCCCGCTGACGGGAGCCACCAGCGGCCCGCCGTCAGCCCCACGCCGTTGGCGTTCACGCGGCTGTACTGGTTGCAGAACCCCGCGGCATAGGCGCTGGTGTCGGTCACCGCCGCCGAAGTGCTCGCCGAAAGCGCCGCGACCGTGTTCGCCTTGCCGTTCAGGTCGGCCAAAGCACCCTCTCGGTCCTTCTCCGTGCCCACAGTCAGCGGGGCCGAGCACCATTGCAGCCCCCCTGAGGCCGATTCCGTCGGCGCCACCACCAGCACGCGCCCCGCTGTCACAACCGCCACCCCGTCAGCGATCTCGCCGGAGTTCTGTCTGCCCGGCCATTCCGTCGGCGACGCCATAAGCGCCGAGCCGGAAGCCTCGCGATGATACATGATATAAACCCCTTCCATCACCTGGCGTGAGTCGATTCCACCCATCACCGCGGCCTTCATGTCCGACAGGCTTATCAGCGTCACCTTGTCGGCGGCGTCTACCTTCACAAACTTTTCGGTGGCCGCCACAGTGGTTGTCGCGGTCTGCCCACTTAATTTTTTTGTTTTCTTTACATCCATGGTTTTATAATTTTAGAATTCAAGTTGCAGGTAAAGGGCCAATGGGAACTACTACGACTTTATCGTCGTCCGGACCGCCGCCCGAACTGCTGCTGTCGATAATCAGGTTTATGGGCTGCTCCACAACGCGCCAATACGTGTACGGGCTACGTCTCGCACGATACCCTATCAGCTTCAGTATCTTCCCGCTTCCGGGGCCATAGGCCGGAAAAACCGATTTCTTATTCACCGCAGAACCCGCGAGGCCGATTCTCACATAGACATTTTCATCACAATACAGTGTGAGCGACCGGTTGGTGTTCGCCTCGTAATCGTCATTCAGTATGGTAATGGTCTTTGACGTTCCCTCGGCTATCCCATGCAATGTCAGCGCAGCGATATTATGGAATACGCTGTTAAATGTCGAATCCGCGGGGTGGTCGGCATCCTCACCACCGGTATCATTCAGGCTGTACGCCATGTTGGCCGCCCGCACGTCACCCATAACGCGGGCGTTCAAAAACACACCGCTGTTGCAGACAACCTTTCCACCCTTTGCCTGAAAGATAATATTGCCCTGATCGTCTCTCATGTCGACACACTCCACCCCCAGGTTCTTCACCAGGGCATACTGTGCCAACAGAATCTTCGTCGCCACCATTTCTATCTTGTCGGCCAGACGCCAATAGCCGTTGGCCTCCGCCTCGCTGCTACCGGGATAATTGGTAGGGGTCTTGGCGTGGCTCTTGATGCAGCTGTACCAGTTGTCGCCATAGATTACCACATCCTTCCACTCCTCGCCCTCCGCGCCGCACTCAAACGGATACCCTACCGCGCAGTCGCTCCATGCCTGCGGCCCTCGCAGCACGACGGGTTTGCGCCGGAACTTGACAACCCTTGTCACATTCACACTCATAGCCCTTTAATCCTGCGCGGTTATAGTAATCGACACATCGCCGCCCGCCTGCACGCAGTGGGCACGCGTCACCGTGCACGACGCTTTTGCCGTGTTCATCTCCCCGGCGTTGAGGTAGTTCCCCGCGGCGTCCTTTATGACAAAATAGAAAAGCGTGTTGAGCGCCTTGACGTTCGTGCCGCGCTTCACCACCACCGGGGCGTAGGTCACCTGGCCGTTGCCCCCCGGGTCCTCCGAGATAGTCTCGTCGTCGGGGCTGGGATGCGGGTCTATGTCGTATGGGTCGCTCGCGTCCATCACACCCTGGATGTCCGTGCCTATCTCTACACCGTCGCGGCTGACAGTCACCCGGTACTCCCCGTAAGTGTTGATGTCGGCCTCCGCCACAGTCAGCGTCTGCGCGGTCTCACCCGCCAGCACGCTCCAGCCCGTCGGCGCCATCTTCTCCCACTTGTAGGTGAGATTGTTGGTGAGCGCCGCCCCCGACAGATAAGCCATAGCTTTCAAAATCACGCTGTCGCCCTTTTCGGTGATAACAAAATTTTTGTTGTCGCCCGCAGCGATTGTCACATGGTAGCTTGTACCAGTCGACTGCTGCACCGGGATAGTGTAGTCTGCCTGTATGTCGTCGCTCTGCGTGCCGTACGACACCCTCGCCACCATACGGATCACCGCCGGAGCATAGCCCGAGGCGTCCGCTATATTGCCGAGTATCTGCAGGCCGAAATACGGATTGTCGCCCGCCGGGGCTATCTTCTTGAATAATCCCGCGAACGTCCCCGTCGAGGTGTCACCGCTGAAAACTATTTTAGTACCGTTGAAATAGAAGTCGATGGCGTCGGGCGTGACGATACCCTCGGCCACGCGGCTGCTGGTGCACACAAAATAGAGCACCGGTTTTGTGACCGCATAGTCGGGGTAGATACTGATGACGTCGGTTGGCGTCCCCTCCCATTCCTGATATAGATCGCCGTCGGGGCTGATCACCGTCGCCGAGTAAGTCCCCGCCTTGCTGATGAACTTGATAGTTCGGGTTGCCGATGCGCTGCTCATTCCTCTTCAGTTTTAGATGGTGATTCCCCGATGATGAAACGTGGGTCGGTGGCCACGGGCAGAGGCCTGAGCACCGTGCCGTCCTGTTCCTGTCGCGCCTCATGCGGCATAAGTGCGTAACCGCCGATTTCGGCCAGCGTCTCCGACAGCCGGGTCAGCGGACCAAAAGCCAGCATGTCCGCCTGCCACAGTATGTAATTGCCGTCAGCCAGCTGCAGACGGTCGCCCGTCAGATTCAGATGATCGGCCACTTTTGGATTTGCCTTGATGTAGCGTGCCATAGTTAATTTCTTTTTTGAGTTATTTGACTAGAATTATATTGCCGTCGCCGTCCTCGAATAGGGCGCCGTCGCTGTCCTCGAAAGCGCACAGAGGGCCGGTGTCCTTCACGTCCAGACCAATCACTGCTCCATAGCTCTCACTCATCGCCCCGGTCGAGAGTGTCGGAGCCATCCCGTGCGCCACCTGCGAGTAGCTGAGCGTGCCGTTGGCCTTGTTTGTTGCAATGTACCACAGCGGCAGCAGCTCTCTTTCAGGATCAGGAATCGCTCCGTTGACGTCCCAAATCGAGGCTACGGGCGCCACGGCCAGCACGTCTGCGGGAATATTCACCGGCACGCCCGTAATGTCATATTCATATCGGGGGATGCGCCGGATAAACGAAATGATCTTGCAGGGCGAAGCATCCGTCAGCGTCACACCCGCCGGGTTGCCCCCGGCGTCGTACCTCGCACGGCAGCGCAGACACAGCTCCGCGCCCATCAGCGCACGGTTGACAGTGCAGCTCGTCCCGTCGGCCGATACCTCTACGTCGTAATCCAGTGTAGTGTCGGCACCCGCCTCCGTCCATACGCCTGAATCCTCTCGGTAGACCTCCCACACAAACTCCCTGTTCGCAGCCGCGCATTCATTGGCGCCCGTGCGCAAACTTGCATGCACGGTCTGAGTGTCGGGATCCGTCAGCGGATTGTAGATCGTCTGGTCGGCTGCGTCGAGTATCAGCCGCGGAGCCGGAGCCGTCGCATTGCTGCAGGTCACCGGGAACGTGCGGAGTATCGAGTGGATCTGTCCGGTGCGCCGGTCGCAATACTCGGCATGGAACTCCAGAGTGACAGGCACTTTGGGCTGTGCGTTTTTCTTCACCTTGATTCGTCCGGCCTGCCCTCCTGTCTCGGTAATCTCATAGCCGGGGTTGCTGCTCTGAATCAGCGTCGACACCCCTCCGACAACCTCATACCATCTCACATTTGCAAGCTGGTGGTTGACACTTCCCGAGGGCACAATGCCGTCTCTGTCCATGCAGCTCACCTGTGGCTGGATAATAAGCGGAGTAAGCGTGTAGTCGGGCGTATAAGTGGCGGTGTCAGCGTCGTAGTTCTGCTTATTAGGCACAGAGCCGTCGACGGCAAAACCGGTGTTTATTTGCAGCGGCCTGAAATTGAAATCGAATCTTCTTGTCTTCATCGCTTTGAATTGTCGGTTAATATTCAAAAACAGCCTGCGCCTCGGCGGCAGGATCGCCCATGCCGTCGCGAAGTGTCACCGTGGCCGTGAACCGTATCGTTTTTGGCAGATAGCCGTTGAAATCCATGTCGGCGGCGGTCAGGCGCAGACTCTTCCCGGCACCCGCGCGTTTCAGCGCCCAGGCATTGTCCGACGCCGTCCGGGGCGTCCCCTGCGCGTCCTCGCTGTAGCGGGTCCACACCACATCCGTAGTCAGTATGTCGTCCGTGATGTCGATGTTATGCAGCCTGGCAATCACCTCCAACGTCACATCTATATTGTCAGGGTCAAACAGCAGATCCGTCTCAGCAAATTCCACCATGAAATCCGGATTGCCCTCGATCATCGCCCAGTCGGTGCCGTTCCATGCCGGCGCATTGCGCGTGCCCGTCCTCATGCAGCGGTAACGGCACCCCATGTACCACACGTCCGACGTCTCATAGACACCCGTAGCCCGATTCACAGACTCGCTGTAATAATCAGCCGTGGCGCTCCAGGGGCCGCGGTCGACAAAAGTAACCACGGGCTTGCCCTGATAATCCACGCGCACAATATCCTGAACAATCAGGCCGCGGGCATACACATAATCCTGCCCCTCGATAAGCGGCAGTCCCATGCTTTTCAGAAAGTCGGGCACCGAGCCGAACGTCGCGCCATAGTTGCTCCTGTCGATAATCGGCTTGGTCACGCCCGACAGCTTCACAATGCGCCCCTCCGTGCTCGACAGATACAGACAGCTCTGCCTCTCCGGGTCAGTCTGATTACCCCATCGCGCCACCTTCATAAGCTCACACGGCGGATAGTTCTTCCCGGCGGGCGTCTCGTCGTCGGGGTACATCGTCACCTCTATATAATTCAGTGCCGCGTTCACACTGTTTACCCTCATCCAGCTGGTGTGATACGTCCCGCTCCCCGTCGACAGAGTGTTCACAATCCCCTTCAACACATTGTTCTCCTGCTGAGCCGTGAAATACCCCTCCCACTTGCTGTACAGATACAGCCCGAAAGTCCCGTCGCCGTTATCAACCATCCGGTCGATAGTGTCACACTCCGTCAGCAGCTGATCACCCTCTATCGCCGACAGACGGTTTACAATAAACTCCATGGCCTCGAAGTATGAGCGCACGCGCACGCTCTCAAACTCCCCGTTGCCATCCTTGTCTATCGCCGCGCCCTTACCCGCATACAGCGACTTCACGAAGTCTCCGAACGTAGCCCCGTCCTCGAACACCGACGCGCCCACTGCCCGCAGTCCCTGCGCAAACGTTATCCGCCCCTCCGCGATGTCATCCGCTATGCGGCTGAGAAATTTTTTGAGCGCGGGGCTGTCGGAGTCCAGATCGGCGGCAGATGTCGCGTGGTCTGCCTCCCGGGCACGGATAGCTTCGGCTGCTATGTCGGCGCTCTCGGCTTTGACAGCCAAGTCGGCGCTCTCGGCTTTGACAGCCAAGTCGGCGCGGGCAGCATGCGTGGCTTCCCGGACCACATCGCCGGTGCTGTAGCCGTTACCGTTGGTCGCTATGCCTCCTCCGCGGCTGCTCGAGGAGGCGCGGTTTTTCGGCTTCTTTATCAGTTTTACGTCAATCATTCCAGACCTCCTTTATCGTCAGTTCGGCATAATCCTCGATAAGATTACGACCGATACCCTGCACATAGAATTTTTTACCGGCCATAGCAGGGTGTCGGTAGTGGTTGAACAGGCCGGCGATACCCGCACGGTCATCCAGCTTCTGCTTCATCAGTATGCGCGGTTTGTGATACTCGGTATAATAGCTGTCCACATAAAGCTGTTCGGGCTTTGCCTGCTCATGCTTGTTATGGTCGTAGATCGTCAGCAGCCCGAGGCCGGAGGACAGATCCAAAGGTGTTGACAGTTTCACAGAATCCGACACACCTAACTGTCGGCATTCCTCCCGTGTCAGGGCGCTGCTGATTTCAAACTCTATGTCATCCTTGCGGTTCACGAAATTTTCGTGCGTGTCGCTCATGTAAACCACGTCATTGTCGCCGGCGTTATTTATCAGCCCGTTGTCGCTGTAAATTTTCACCTCAAAGGATTTCAGAAATATCGTACTCACATGAGCCAGCAGTGGCACGGGATTCTCACTCCATTTGGGGAACTTGAAAAAAACGGGATAGCGGCGCGCCACCGCGTCCCATGAAGTGTTGACCGGGCCTAATATCATGAATCGGACCTGACCGCTCACCCTGTCGCTGTGTCTGACCGGTATGGCAATGCCCTCGGCGTCGATCCCTACATTGTAGTCGATATTGTTCTGCAAATTGTATTCCGTGCCGATGATCTTGTCGCCGATTTTAGGATTGAAGCCGATTGTGAAGCATTGCTGATAATATTCCTCATCATCTGCACACTGCTCGCGTGTCTTATATGGCCTCCACTCAAAATCGGAAATCTGACCGCCGGCGCCTGTTTCAACAACGCATTTGTCACCGATTATGAGCATACACGCCAGTACGGCAATTTTAGAGATGTCGTCTGTCTGGTCACTTACGGCACTGCCATTAAACTCATACTCCTGCGGACCGGCTCCGGTAAACGGCACCAGCCCCCAGTCGGTGTCCTGGTCCCACACCGGCTCCGCCGACGGAGTCGCTGCCTTGAAATATTGCTGAGTATAGAGCCGCCCCGTGTCGCTTCCGCGGCACGGCACCGGCTTGACCCATCCCATCCACGCCCCCGGGCCCCACTCATTATGTGAGTGCAGCTCCTTGTAGGTGTTGGTGTAATTCATGATGGGATTCAGCACCACGCTGCCCGACAATACTATATAGTTGGTAATGCCGGGATCAGAGGGGGAGTATATGCCCCCCGAGGCACTGCCTGTATATACCGCGCACGGAGCACTGTTTTTCAGACTTGCCTCGTTGGGGAACGGCGCATTATCCAGGCCATTGCCGTTGACACTTACAGCCAGATAATCGGTCATGTCGATTTTGGGCACCGGCGCGTTGTCCTTGTGATCCGTCTTGGTCTCCACCTTGCCGAACGACAGCAGCGCCGCGCAGGTCTTTTGCGCCATCGCCATATAATTAGGCAGAGCCTGCTGGTCAGTATTATTGCTGCAGAACTTGTCGATCAGATTAGCTCCGGTTCCAGTTTCAGGAAACACCCAATTAGGGTTATTCTTTACCCGTAGATACCAGCTCGTGATGAATCCTCCGGTGTAGGTGGTATCGAAACCATGCGTCATGTTGAAAAACGCACCCATCACACCCTTGTTATCACCATCATCGTAGATGTCTACCGAATACTCCGTGAGATACTTCTGACGGTTTGTATATGGGTCCTCCAACGCGTCATTGTCCAAAGGGTTTTCTATAACGTTCTCCACACTCTCCACCTTGCAGGTCAACAGTATCTGATTATACACCTCGCCTATACTGATGGTGGTGTCGGTCGAGGCCGCATTGCCGTTGTTAAATTCGATGATACTCTTAGGCGTTGTCAGCATCTCCCCGGTCGTCAGCTCTCGCCACGAAATGGGGCTGTCTCCCTTCACGCTCTCCCAGGAAAAGATATAGAAGCGCAGCCCGTCCTGCACGATATGCAGATTAAGATATTTTAGCATTGCCTCCAGCACGGCGTCCTGCTGCCACACATCATCCTCCTCGTCACCTAAAAACAACAGTTCCGATATGGTCAGCTGATTAAAAATCCCGTAGCGGTCGGCGTCGGCGGTCAGAGCCTTGCTCCCGTCATAGAAACACTTCACACCACCGGCTCCGGTTATGTCGAGCGAGGAGCACGCGGCGGAGAGGATCTCGCTGAATATATCGCCGAAAGCACGCTGATCAGCGTTAGCTTTTATCGCCTCATACAGCACGCCCAGACCTCCGACATTGCGGTATTTCGAATATTGCAGCGCCGAAAGAACATCGACACACGACAGTTCCAGCTCGTCATACACCTCATTATACCCCTGTGAGTAAGTCTGAGGCTCGATAAATCCTGCAAACACGCACCGGTCACCCTTGAATATATTCACCACGGCATCCATGCACGACGGGCAGAACAGCTCCCCGACGAAATCCCGCGTCAGCAGCCTTATGGTCGCCTGACTGCGCAGCAGATGATCGAACGTGTCGTTCACGCTGCTTTCGATTTCCACGGGGTCGTCGGTGAAGAATAAACCGCCTTGCTCGTCGCCGATCTCCACCCGCCGCGTACGGTCGTTCCCGGTCACGATATGCACCGTCACCGTCTCGTCAGTCTGTGTCAGAAAACTCCCGTAGAAATACATAGCCTCAGATTTTAATATTAGTTTTCCTGCCCGACTTGCTCGCAATCCGGGTCTCGTTTGCCAATACGCATACCAGCTCTCGCCCCGAAGCGCGCAGCGTGCCGCCGACAATCACCGGAGCACCCGCCGGAGTCATAAGCTTGCGCAACTTATCAAGTGGCGCCACCACCTCCGGATTGTTCGACGCCCCGGCATACTCGCCGATCAGACCTACAGTGGGACCGCTCACTACGCCGCCGTTGGCAAAGGGGGTGGCGGTCACCACCTTTCCTATCCCCTTGACTACCCCCGCCGCCGCGCTGACAAAGCCGGAGGCTATACCGAAACCGACGAAGGGAATATAGGCGTGCGCCGCATAATAAGCAGCTGCCGCCAATTTCATATAACTGGCCGTGATCACTTCATTGGCAGCTGCCACCGGCGCCTGTGCCGCCGCAGCAGCCTCGGCGGTCACAGCCCCCGCGCCCTGCGCCACTGCCGCCTCAGTCGTCGCCGCCGCCTCAGTCACCCTCGCCGCCGCCTGCGCCTGCGTCACCGTGTTCAGAATATTCATTATAGCAACCACGGTCTTAATCCCCTCGTAGATCTGTATAAAGCCCTCGGCGATACCCGACACTCTCTGCCATGCGTTCCCGTTGCCGTTCAGTGCATCGGTTATGCCTTCGATTCCACCCTCTAAGCCTTTTATGCCGCCCCACCCCTCGCGGAATGTATCAAAAGTTGATTTAGCTTCCAATCCGGCATTGCGTATTGCGTCGGCTTTTTTGTTCCACGCCTGTATTTCCTGATTTATCGCAGCCGCTTCCTCGATGGAGGCTGTGTTCAACTGATCAGTCAGAACACTTATATTCTCGGATATTTGTGCTAAATTAGAGGCATCTGCCCTATATTTAGGCGCGTTGCTCTCAACAGCTAATCCTGCGTTTCGTACGGCATTGGCTTTCTCCCTCCACATAGCAATCTGGGGATTAAGCATTGCCGCTTCTTCTTCGGAGGCCGTCTCTAACAGTATTTGCAGCGCCTTTATATTTTCCTCGTACTCTTTAAGATTAGAAGCATCTGCCCTATATATAGGTGCATTGTCTTCCTCCGGACGAATTGTTGCATTTTTATCAGGTTTGGCTGCGTTCCCTAATGAATTGGGCGGAGGTGTTATACCGGGGAGTTCGGGTCTGACGTCACCGCCTTTGACTGAAAAACTGATTTCATTTGCTTCCTTGACAGACTTTTCAAGTTGCTCTGTCAGATGGGCTATTGCTTTCAGATTCGACTGATACGCACCGGTGGCCTTTTCAAAATCCGATTGCTCATAATGGGGATTCGAAGCTATTAAGGACTTTCCCGTTACAGCTCCTATAAGGGTGTGATCCCCCGGGTCATAAGTCAAACGCCGCCGCTTGCTGTATTTGCGTCGGCTACCGTCGTCATTGTAGAGAATTTTGTCATTCTCCCTTTGTTTTGCGGCTATCTGATCTGCGAGCGTTCGCGTACGCGCCTCGATTATCATCTGTTTGCAATAAGCTTCGCTGTTAGATATGAGAGCCTTATACCAATCGGCGACACTGGAGAAATACCCCATTGATTTGCCGTAGGTATCGTTCATCTCGGCGACTAACGTTTTCTCCTGCTCTTTGGTTCCGTTAAATTCCTTGAGTTTCTGAATGTTCAACTCAAGTGAGGCCCGCGTCTGTTTAAGTGTGGAGTCTTCCTGCTGACGCAATTGCTCCAACTGCTCGGCATCGCGTTTCGCCCTTTCCTCCGCCGATAATAATTTATTGGTACTCTCGGCAGCTTCATCCGAAGCGTCAGAAAGATGGCCGATGACAGTAGTTACGGCCATAATAGCCAATCCAACACCCGAAGCCACCAACAGCCCGCGGAGAGCAATTTTCAGAGCAGCCGACGCAGCAGCGGCTTTGCCTTCGGAAACAGCTAACATTTCGAGGCCTAACCGCGTTTTCTTACACGTCTGACTGATCCATCCCAGCACTGATTTTAATGCCTTACCGCTGACTGCCGATAACTTCTGGATTATATGTAGTTTCCTGTACCCCTCCGCGAGAATAACCACATTCGCCCCCGCGCTCAATGCCCCCGCGCCCAAATCAATAAAAGGCTTCACCGGAGCAGTGAACCCCGCAATCCGATCAGTCACCGCCCCCAACGAATTCTGCAACCTCTGAGCCGTCGCCTCGCCCGTGCTCGCCATCTCGCCATACGCCGCATCCATCGTCCCGGCGCTGTTCACCATCTCGGCCACATTCGCCTGAAACTTCCCGGCCAGCTCGCCCTGCAGAGGAATCAGCGCGCGAAGCGCCTCCGCACTCCCGAACAGCTTACTGTAAACCTCCTGCTCCAGCACCCCGTTTGCCTGCGAGTATGCCTTGATACTGCTGTCCAGCTGCGACAGAAACTTCCCGAAACCTCCCGCACCCTTGATGGCCGCAGCATTAAACTCAATCCCCATCTTCGCAGCCATCTCCGCTGCCTCGCTGCTCGGCTTCACCAGCGCCGTAAACACCGCCGCCAGCTGCGTCGACACCTCCGCCGTGTTACCGCTCACACCCGTAAGCGTCGCAAACGTCCCCAACAGCTCATCCACCGACACACCCAGCGTCGCAGCATTACCCGTCACCCTCGGCAGAGCCTGCGCCAGCAGCTCGAACGACGTCACACCATTCTTCGCCGTCAGCTGAATTTTATCCTGAATATCACCCGCTGCGCTCCACTCCAGGCCATAGTTCTTGATCAGGGTAGAAGTGACAGTCACCACCTTATTAATATCGGCTATACCACCCACAGCCGACCGCGCCGATTTATTCAGAAACTCTATCCAGTTATCCTCCGGCACACCGTTGGATATAACCTGATACAGCCCGTTTGCAAGCTGATCGCGGGCAATAGGTATCTCTTTAGCCAGCGCAGCCACCTCACCCTTGAGCTGTCCGAAACCCGCGGCATCCCGCCCCGCCATCGTGTTCGCAGCCCGCATAGCCTTGTTGAACTCCGCACTCTCACCCGTCAGGTTGCCAATTGTGTCCGAAAGCTGCCTTAAAGAATCAGCCCCGGCGCGAAAACTTGTGGCAAAGGCCGCAAAATTCACAAACGACGTCTGCAGCTCGGTCGACACCTTTACCGCCTCCCCCATCGCCTTGCGCAACTCCGCGGCGTCAGCCGTGATGCGTTTCAGCCCGTTAGCATCCTCTGAGATTTTAAACGAAATCGAAATCGCAGTATCTTTGGCCATTGTTGTGAGAATCTTTTAACACACAAATATACGAAATATCAAACGCTCCTAAAAGCCACTTTGTCAGAGCACACGAGGTTTATTTTCCTTTATTTTCCTATGTTTTTCGAAGCAGAATAATTTAATAATATTTAACAAAAAAATAACAGCCACTTTTTTTGCCAAGCCGCTGTTATTTTGTTATATTTGCCAAAAATAGAATATCGCGTCATGGAAACAATAATCGGTTACATCATAGGCATCGCCTTTTTGCTATTCGCGCTCCTCTCTTTTCTCGGGATCTGCTCTATGTGTTTCGAGAAAGAGAAGCCGCTCCCGTCCGGTACCCAAATCATCATCACCATCGAGCGCGAATACGAAAAAGATCCGGCTCCCCGAAAATCCGTTAAACCCCGCCGCCGGCGGCCAGACGACGGGCAGCCTCCTCAAATCTCCTGAGTCGTTCCTCGGCAGTCAGCCTCGGTGCCGCCCTCTCAATCGTCCGGCTCTTGCGGTCCCACGGCAGCGGCAACAGCTGCTGCGGAGTAATTTTTCTTTTCAGATGAGGCTGGATCACTATCGCCGCCACCGTCCGCGCCCGCTCCCAGGCATCGCGGTATTGCCCGTCAGCCATCTCGCGCCACGCCTTGCAGATACCCTCGAACTCCTCGAAAGTGCATTTGCAGAAATCGTCATACGACATGCCGATCCCACCCACCGCGATACCCAGAAGCTCATGGACCGCTAACGGCGCTTCCTTTTTTTTTCACCCTCCGGAGCATCCGGCTCAGCCTCAGCCATGACAGCTTCATTCCACTGCGCCATATCCTCCGGAGTCAGACCGTCGGCAAAATCCATCAGCGACATATCGAACTGCAAGCCCTCGCGCTTCGACGCCGAAACCACGCAGCACCACAGATAAGTGCACAGATCCGTGAAACTTCCCGCGTCAATCTCCGTAATCTCACGGCCCGTCTCCTGTTTGAAACGGAGCATAGCCCCCATAGTCGGGCTACAGGGGTATGCCTTGCCGTTAATATTTATCTCTATGCGCTTCATTATCCTTCAGTTTCGGGTGCCTCGGTCAGCGCAGTCTCGTCAAACGTCACCTCACCGTCATTTTCCAGACTGATGCTGTAGGTGGCATCATCCTGGGCGGCGTCGGTGCGCTCCAGCGAAGAGATCACAAACTTTCCGGTCAGATAGGGCTTGTCGGTGTTCTCGCGCTCCATGCACCTCACCTCCACGCTCTGACCCTTGGCGATCATCGCCAGACAAGCCTTGTGGCCATTCTCGCTCTCCTGATAGAACACAAGCCCCTCAGCCGAGATCGAGACACTCAGACCAACAACTCCCTTGTTTTTCCACAGCCCCGCGGATACCCCCTTTGTCGCAACAGGCTTCACCGCGCGGTCCTTGGTCTCGCTGTTGACAGTGGTGGTGTGGGTAGTGCAATGCCCCACGGCCTTGCCCCCGATGTATAACAACATGTCGCTGCCGTTGCAGTAGCCCGTCTTGGTTGTTGTAGCCATAATTCCCTTTTTCAGTATTAAGTTGTTGAAGAATCGTTTATTTACATTTTCACACTAAAAACAAGCTGCTGCACAAAGGCATCATCCTGATAGGCCTCCTCGCTCTCCGAGAGATAACATGACCGCAGACACATGCCGTTGTGCTCGGCGCTCACATGGTCGAGTGCCCCCCTCACAGCCTCCGCCAGCTCCACACCCTCGCCGTAGCGCTCCGTGAAACAGATCACTTCGATCTGTATCTCGTCTGCCCCGGGCTGCCCGCTCTTCTGCGGACGCGCCGCCAGCGAGCTGCGGCGATAGAGTATATATGGAAGCTCCGCGCTGTCAGTAGCCACCGGGAAAACCTTGTTGGTTCTCGCCGACACTTCCGGATCCTCCAGCAGCACCGCGCGGATAATCGCCCCGGCGCTTAACGATGTCTTAGGAACAGCCATTCTTTTTAGCAGCTTTTTTTAATTGATCAATAATTTCTTTATGCAGAGTGCCGGTGACACTGCCACGCACCTCCGACAAAGTTTTTCGCATAAAACCGTAGCGCTTCATCCGTCCCGTCTCGCGGCCCTTGCGGCACCTGCTCCCGTAGTGGCTTCTGGTCCGGCGCCATGTGGTGCCCTCCTCAGCCCAGATAAGCACAGGCTTCCCGGTGGCATAAGGCTTCCCGCGTCGCTTGCGGCTGATGTAATACCCCCGCTCGCCCTTGCCCTTCTTGTTGGCTCGCTTGGTGCCCACAGTCACCCGGAACCCCGCTTTGCGTCTGAATACTATCGCCCTCACGCCCCGGTCAAGCTCCGCGTCACCGCCGATACTCTCGTGCAGATTGCCGATGGCAGCCCTGCGCACCAGGTTAGCCTCACGTCGGAAAGCACCCCGCAGAGCCTTCACCCTTTGCTTCGGCGCCAGATCCTCAAACAGTCCCTGCAGCCCGCGGTCGTCATATGTCAGAGGAGAAGACGACATACGTTATTTGTTTACACGTTCACACACAAGCGTCTTCATGCCGCGCTCCAGATTCGGTATGATATTGGTCACCGTGTATTCATACCCGCCCAACTGCCGCACCCTCCAGTTTTCACTCACCGGATGTGCGTCGCGGATGTTGAACTCGGCCCGGTAGTCGGGGAAATGCTCGCCGACCTCCTCGCTGCGCCGCCCGCTGGTTTTCACCCGCTCGGCGGCCACTGTGCGGAATTCACGGTAGTTCGGTGTTTCCTCCCCGAACCCGTCGGCATCACTCACCGGCTCCAGCAGAACCAGTCTATACTTCATCCGTCCCGCCTGCATCGTCCACAAGTTTACGATAAGGTTTCACCAACGCCTGCAGCGAGGCCGGCACCTCGTGCATCTGCACACTGCTCACACTCTCGCGCTGATTGTACCAGTGCGCCGCCAGCATCATTATCGCCTGCTTCAGCGGCAACGGGAAATCACCCGCGCCAGCCTCGCAAAGCTCTGCCGGCGTGCGGTTGGTAGCAGTCACCACCGCCACCTCCGCAGCCTCGAGCAGATGCTCCAGATACACATCATCGTCGGCGAAATCATCCGCTCTGACGTGCTTCTTGAATAATGCCAGACTCACTGCAGCCATAGGTCAGAGAAGTTACGACGCTTTCACTTTGCCCAGAACAAACGCGTCGTCACGCAGAGTGACAGTGCCGAAACGGGCATTGAGCACAAAGTCTACCGAATTGCGACGGGCAAGTGTGTAGGGGTCCACAGTCAGATTCCAGTCTCCGAAGAAACCGGCAGCCTGATAGCTCCAGTCACCGAAACCGATATTGCCCGCGCCGATCTCGGAGGTGGTATACACGGGATAGCCGAGAATCATGCCACCCTCGCAAAGGAATCGGCCTGAGCCGGAATCCACCTTCACGTCGCTCAACTCCGCTTTCATCGCCTCGGTCATCACCCAGCAGGGAGCGATAAGATCGAGTTTCTCGGCCACGCCCGCCACCATAAGCAGCAGCTCGCGGCGGGTAGGAAGCGAGCCGGCAAACTGAGTCGCTTTCTTAGCGGCAGCCACAAACGGACCCACCACCTTGCGGGTCTTGCTCTTGCCGTCGGCACCAGTGTAGGTGCTGGTAGTCGAGAACAGGGCGCCATTGATCAGGTCGGTAATAGCCTTTGGCATCTCCTCGCGCACAACGCTCTCCACAATGCCGTGGCTGTCCTCCAGCTCCTCGCGGGTAACGGGAACCGCAATACCCATGCGGTGACCGTTGGTCTCCAGTTTGTCCCACGAGATGGCGCTGTCCACAAGTCGCTCGGCCTCGTCGGCAAACGACGCCACAGCCTTGCCATGCTTGGGCCAGCGAAGAGTACCGCTCAGACCGCTGCGGATAGTCAGACCCACCTTGTCGTAAATCAGACCCTTGCGGATAGGCTTCAACATCTCCTGCTCATGCACCGAGATAATACCGGTGTCGGCCAGCGCGGCGGTGGTCTGAGGATTCACTACAGGAGCGGCGGGAGTAGTCGGAGCAGTTTCGGAAGCACCCCCCTCGGTGCGGGTGAGCATCACAGTCACCTTCTGATCGCGGTTAAGCAGCGACTCGCGGAGCACCTCGTCCGGGTCGACCTGCGCCGAGCGGCCCTGGAAACTCTCCGCCTGAATGGCCTGCATCTTCATCTGGATCAGCTGATTGTCGCGGGTGAGGGCGGCAAACTCCTTGTTTTCGGCATCGCTGCGCTCGCGCTGCTCCCTTTCGCACACCTCGGCAATCTCCCCGATACGGTCGCAATTGGCCTGATAGCGGTCAATAAGCTCTCGCACATTGGGCTTGTTGCCATCCTTCTTTTTCTCTTTATCGTTCATTACTGAAACTAATTTGGAATTTAATTAAACAATATCTTAAGTCCATCACATCTTTCAAATCTCTCACGCCCCTCAAATCAATTCCTGAGAGGCGGCGCGGCGCATTTCGCGCACCTGCCTGCGCACCATATCGTAGTCTGGGACCGCCACCTCCGGTGCGTTTCCACTCTCTCCCCGTGCCGAGGCGGAAGCCGAGGACATCCCTCCCTCCCGCAGCTCCGAAACCAGCTCGCGAGCCTCCACCGACGTAGCCGGATATGCCGGATCCGCCGCCAGCGTGAAATCATACACGCCCGTAACAGCTTTCACAGTGTAGGTTATCTGAGCGGCCCCGTTGACCACCTTCGACGTGCGCTCCACAAAATCGCTGTCCCAGTATCGGGTAGTAAAAGCAAAGCTGCACCCCGACAAGTCGCCCCGGCGCACCAGCTCCAGAGCCTCATCACCATTAGGCGACTTAGGCAGCTCCAGATTGAAGCCGACGCCCTTTTCATCGACGAAATACTCCAGAGTGCCGGTGCCCTTGTTGCTCCGTCCGAGAATCAGCTGGCGGTCATGATACATCGTAAACTTGATGTCGCAGCCATCCAGCAGTTCCTTGGTAATAGCCCCCGGTGCAATCACCTCGCGCGCCTCGCTCTCCTCGTCGCTCCACAACGGATCCGACGGAGTGTTGAACAAAATCGCATAACCGGTGATCATGCGCCCGGGGGCTTCCCCCTCCGCAACCTCACGCACGCGCAGCTCCGCGCACACAGTGCGCATAGTGCGCCTCACCTCAGTATCTTTATTCCCTTTCTTCATCGTCTTTGTCATCGTCTTTGTCTGCCTCTTTATCACCGCCGGGGTTGTCATCTCTCTCTGCCTGTGCCGAGGCGGAAGCCGAGGAATCACCCGCCGCGCCGATCTCATCAATACCCCGCAGATTAGCTGATACCAATATCGCCTCGCCACCATCAACAGGAGGCAGGTTATTCATCCTGCGCACCTCATTTACCGACGTTCCGAGCTGCAGCAGCTTCGTGCCGTAGTTCATCATTCCGTTAAGATCGCATGCAAACAACTCGCGGCGGTCGAATTTGAATTTGTATTTGTAGCACAGTTGCGGAGCCACAAGTTTGCGTCGCAGCTCCGTCTCGATATTACGAAGCAGAGGATTCAGCGTGTGGCTCAGAAAATCCACATCCGCCTGCTCCACCGTCTTGTAATTGTTGCTCGTGTCGGCATAAACAAACGTCGGAGGCACACTGAAAAATCTGCATATCTCCAGCACCGTAAACTTCCGGCTCTCCAGAAACTGCAGATCCGTCGAACTCAGAGAAAGCTGCTGAAAATCCACCTGCCCCGGAAGGCTCACTATCCTTTCGCCGCCCTGAAAAAGGCCATCGATATATGCCGCCGTTTTGGCCAGCTGCTTGTCCTGATACTCGCCGAAGCCATGCGCAGTCTTGTCGTTCGACAATATGCCTCGCACATTGCCTCCGTTTGCGAAACGATTCCGTGTTTCCCGGTCACCCGTCACCGCAATGCCCATAGTCAGCCGCGCGTAGGTCAGCACACTCACGCCCCTTTTGCTGTCGCGAAGCGTCAGACCCTTTATGTGGATGATCTCGTTTTCGGCAAACGTCCCGCTAATCCCGTTCTCGAAGTCACAGACGGTATAGCGGTCATTGACCGTATCGTGCGCCACGGTGCCCCTGCCGCACAGCGCCAACCGGTCAAGTTCCATACTCGCGCCATTGTAAACCGGCACGATATAGGCATTACCCTCCAGCAGCAACTCCTGCACCACCTGACGCCAGAAATCAAAGGCATTGCGCGCATTGTCGGGCTGCACATTCAGCAGATAATCCAGCCGGGGATCCGGCGCCTCCACAAACACCCCGTCCCGCAATCTGACATACTGCAGCGGCAGATTAGCCACACTCTCACTCAGCAGCTTCACACAGCGAAAAACCGTGGCTATACTCATGGCCCGGTGATCGCTGCCATCAAACGTCAGAGCATTCCCTGTGCGCGGCGAGTAGCTCGCCGAGCCGTCAGGATTCTCCCGCTTGAAATAATCAAAAATATGCCGCAGAAAGCCCATTTCGAATTGCACTGATATGCAAAGATAATCAATTACAAATTCCCTTAAAAATTTGACTTTCGGCGCTTTATTTTCCTTTGTTTTCCTTTGGTCGCTTTATTTTCCTTTATTTTCCTTTATTTTCCTAAAGACTAAAATATTTAACTCTATTTAACAAATATAATCCCTAAATAATTGTTTATATCAAATATATTTTATATCTTTGTAGTGTAATCAAAAACCAATAACGAAAGGAGGTGTAAAAATGAAATGAATTACAAAAAATGGTTGATTTACCGAATATTCGACCTGCTTGCCCTAATCGAAACTCCGGAAAATCAACCTATTATCCGACAAATCCAAGGTCTTCTATACAATCTGATGGATGACTGATTAAAAGCCCCCGGGTGACAGACGGGGGCAAATTTACTAATAATTGAAAAAACGCCAATATGGAAACAAAAAAAAACACCACCGCCGGAATTGAAAAACCAACCTTTGAACAAATATGCGATCCCAAATTCCGCAGAGCGCAGAACATCACAATCAAATCAGGCGCTGTATTCGTTGCATTCAACGAATTAAAAGGTCTGATCAACAACGCGGCCCTCTCCCGTCAATACTTCAAGCGCAGCCCCTCGTGGCTCACACAGCGCATCAACGGAAACATCGTCTTTGACAAAAAAGCCGGATTCCGACCCTCCGAATACCACCAGTTGTCCGAAGCCTTCCGCGACATCGCCCGTCGACTCAACAACTACGCCGACGAAATCGACGCCGCAGACCCAGACCCCGAATAACCCGTAATCTCCAACAGCCCGCTTCTCAGTCCATTCGCCCTCCCGTGCCGAGGCGGAAGCCGAGGATTCTCATCCTACCGCGTATAGTCGATAAACAGACGCAGACACATGAGCTTAGTGATAACACCGTCGATCTTCTGAGTCTGCGTCCGTTTGATCGGCTTGCAGTTCTCGAGTTTATCACGGTCGAGCACAGCATTACCAAAGCAGTAGTAATTGATAGGGTTGTCGTTGATGAATATATGACCCGTTTTGGCGCCATGCTCGAAACTCTCCACCGGAGCCGTGAAGTTTCCGTAAGTCTGCCGCACACCCGCCAGCACATTTTCCGCGTCCGAGGCCGCCAGCATATTGACCACCTCCAGACTCTTATACGGGTCATAGCCTATGCCGAGAATACGCACTACCTTGTTGAGATACAACACATAATCCACAATCGCGCGATAGTCGATGACATCGCCCGCCGTCAGTGTCAGATAACCCTTTTTAGCCCATACCCGGTACATCCTCTCGTTCGGATGCCCCGGCAACGCCCCCTCCGGGAAAAAGTATGCCGTATGAAAATTGAAATTCTTCCGGTCATAATCATAAATCCCTACAGTCACGGCGCTAAAATCATCACTCTCCGACAGGTCAATGGCCACCATCGCGTCCGGCCTCCCCTTGATGGCATCCAACGGCATAGGACGCGCAATACTCCTGGCCAGAGTACTGCTTATCCAGCTGCGCTGCTGATTCTCCGAGTAAACATTCAGCAGCTTGGTGCGAAACGCCAGCATAGCTGCCGAACCGTTACGCACAGCATTCTTGTACTCCTGTCGATAAAAATCCAGACTCACCGTCACTCCCATGTGCGGCTGCACCTTCAGCCACGTAGCCTCGCTGTCCTCCGGGTCATCCAGATCAGGCTCGAATATATGGGCAAACAGACTGTCATCCTCAAACTCACCCAACAGAACCGATTTATAGCCCTGCAGCATCTCGTAAAACGGCCCCTCGAAAACGTCGCTGGCCGTGGTGATAATCACCGTCAGCGGATTCTCCCTTACACCCATCGACGTAGTCAACACAGTAAGCAGACTATTGTCCCTTGCCTGACTGAATTCGTCCATGATAACCGTACTGGCATTCAAGCCATCCTTCGTCCGGGCGTTTGCCGTCAGACATTGCGCGAAAGCGTTACGATCCTTGCGCTTGCTCTTTATCGTCTGCTCGTTGATGGTGTAGCGCCGCCCCTTCGGATCTAATTTCCGCATGCACCCGCGGATCACGTCAAAACACTTCTTCGCCTGGTCATTACTGTTAGCCCCCGTGTAACTCTCGGCATTCGCGTCCCCGAAAAGCAGATCATCAATTGCGAGCGACGCACTCGACGTAGTCTTGCTGAACTTGCGGGGCACAAACAGCACCGCCTCACGCACCACCCTGTGACCATTGTTCCAGAACCCGTAGATACTGGCGAACTGAAACGCCTGTACCGGCGTCAGCCTGTACCTCTGCAATCCGGCCTTCCCCGGGAAATACAGATTTTCATAGAGCGTGAAAAAACGATGCACCTCTGTAGCGTTTATCCCGTATTTGTCAGCCATACGCAAAAAGCGCATGACCGCCAGCTGCTCATAGAGATTGTGACCGTCAGGATTCCCGGCCACCTCCTCGACATAACACTCCAGCCTCTCATCAACCTCAACCAGCCGGTAATCCCCCAGCCTCCCCAGCACCTCGGCCAACTGCGCCGACACATCCGTCTTCGCCTGCCGCAATCTGTCCTTTTCTTCCTCCGTCATGCCATCGTATCTGAGATGTCACGTTTTACGATGTTTGGTTTTTTGCGGCCTGCGTTCTTGACCTTTTTGGTCAGATCGATCAGCGGATCGTCTTCGTCAGTCCCGGTCAGCTCCTCGGCGGTCAGACCTAACGCTTTCATCTGTCGGGTCACGCTGTCCTGCGCGTCCTTCTGAACCTTGAATGCCGGATGAGGCACCAGCGTTTCATTCCCGTAGCGCGACGTGGCTGGTATGGTGACACCCTCCAGTTTGTCGATCTCGTCGTTTGCCAAATCGAGAGTGCGCAGCGCACCGGCCAGCGACAGAATCTGTGCCCCGAGGCTCTTGCTGTATTTCCCGGCAGCTTTCAGCGCCTTCTCGACTTCCTTTTTGTATTCATTAACCTTTTTAGCCATATTCTGTTAAAATTTATATATTTGCTTAAATTGAAAAAATCGCTCGCATTCTCAGACAGGGGCAGGCGAGGTTCAACGGAGGCACTCCCCCTTAAAAAAACACCCCCCCTCTTTGTCACGAATCGTTAAAGAATTTAACAATTACGGCAGCTACCTTTTCTGCATTCCGACGACGCGTCGCCTCCTTTCCTCCACGCCCCATCTCAGTATGAACCTTGACATGGCACCTGTGGCACAAGGCACACAAGTTATCTGGGTTGTACATCAGGCGGTATTTCTCAGCGTAGTTGATGCCTTCCTCCACAGGCCTCCGGTGGTGAACCTCGGTAGCCGGAGTAACATAACCCTCAGCCTCACACCTTTCGCACAGCGGGTGCTCCGTCAGAACGTCCCGGCGCAGACGCAACCAACGTGACGTGTGAATCAGCTTTATGTAATCCTTATCTTTAGCCATTTGAATGCTTACGTATCAGGTAGTTCAGACTGTCCAGCAAGCTCTGCTGCTTGGCTTTCTTGTTTTCGAGAGACGCGCTGGCGCGCTCATCCACAGTGTGCGCACCGATCAGCTTGTATACGACAACAGGATGCTTCTGTCCCTGACGGTGCAGACGGGCATTAGCCTGCTGAAACAGTTCCAGATCCCAGCCTGTGCCGAACCAAACGATGTAGTGGCCACCCTGTTGCATGTTTAGGCCATATGCCGTGCTGGCAGGGTGGGCCAGAAGGACATCGATTTTGCCGGCATTCCAGTTCACCAGCTGCCGCTCTCCCTGATATACCTCCACGCGATAGCCTTTGAGCTTCTTTGTGATCCTCGGAATATCATGCTTGAACTGGTAAAATACCAGTACGCCGCCGCCATTCGCGGCTTCCACGATCTCGGCCAATTTGTCCACCTTCTCGTTGTGGATTTCATGCACATTATGCTCCTCGTCATATACCGCGCCATTGGCAAACTGTGCCAGCTTATTCATCAGACCTGCTGCCGAATTAGCCAGAATATTGGCCGATTCCCCCTCATGCTCATGTTTGAACTCCAGAACCTTCTCTCGCTCGAACTTATTGTAGGCGGCCATAGTCGCAGAGGGTAACTCAACCGATACGGTATGGATCATCAGGTTGGGTAACTGGAGATAGTCCTTGGCCTGCATGCTCAGACAGATGTCAGAGATCCGGTTGCGGATAATATCTTCGTGCCCTTTCTTAACGTCGCACCTCACGATGATGTTGTTCCACTTGTGGGTTTCAAAGTGGCTTTCCCTGTATCTCGTCACCGAACTGCCCAACCGCTGCCCCATGTCGATACAGTATAGCTGACCCCACAGATCAATCAGACCGTTTGGAGCCGGAGTGCCGGTCAGACCGATAACACGATGCACACTCGGGCGGGCAATGCGCATGGCTTTGAACCGTTGAGACTTCGAGTTCTTGAAACTTGTAAGCTCGTCGATGACCAAAACATCGAAAGGCAGACGCCCGCCATAGAGACCTACCAGCCACACAAAATTGTCGCGCCCGATAACGTAGACGTCGGCTTTCTGGGTCAATGCCAATTTGCGCTGCTTCTCCGTGCCCATTACTTTGGCTACTTTCAGACCTTTCAGGTGATCCCATTTGGCGGCCTCAGTGGTCCAGGTGGTTTCGGCCACCTTTTTCGGAGCCACAACCAGGGCGCGGCTGATCTCGCAATCATCGATGAGATCCTGAATGGCCGTGAGAGTGCTGACCGTTTTGCCCAGACCCATGTCGAGAAAAAGGCCGCAGCTCGGATTGTCCAGTATCCACTGCGTCGCAGTTCGTTGATAATCGTAAGGCTGGTAAATCATGGCTTGAAAAATTCAATCAGTTTGTCGACGTCGGCCTTGTTGTCGATTACTATGACCGGATGCCCCATGCCTGACAGCTCTGCCATCCGCAGCTGCTGAATCTTTGTAGGCTTCCGACCTTTGCTCTTGAGTTCGACCCATGCCACCTGACCATCGGGAAGCACCAACAGACGGTCGGGATAACCCACCATATTCGCGTTGGAATATTTGAGGCAGAGCAACCCGTTTTGCTTCGCCATATCCACCAGATAACGCTCGATTGCTTTCTCTGAAAAATCGGCATGTCGGGTCAGATTTTCTATACTTTTGCTATTCATGAATTCGAGGGCTTTTGGGGGGTGGTTAGTCGCGCGCGTACGCGATATACCCCTGCATTTCGCGTTATTGTATTATAATTTATAATCATATTATACATATTATATATATTTCCCTATTTTTTACTATTTCTACTAACCACTAACCACCTACCATTTAATGCTGTGATTTTTATAGCATTATCCGTGGTTACATTGGTGGTTACATAGGGTGGTTATATAAGTGTTAAATTTCGTCTTCGCTTACAGATTGTAACTTGTGATAGAAAGTGGCCTTGATGTTTTTACCATCTGCCCCCCTGTATCCGACCACCCTTTTACGATCTTCTGCGCGCTCCCATCCGAGGGATTTCAGGATCGCTCCGATGCGCTGCGGGCTATACTTGGTAATGCCCGGATAAGGGCAAGTAGTGATGACTTCACAGATGGCAATAGCCTCCCTTTTCACAGTGCCTTTTGCCTCCAGGAGATCGTAATACCGGAAGTAGTCGGCACGCCGTTTAGGCTCGTACAGATCCCAGTCAGCGGGCAGGGGAATCTCCAGCCATTCGGCCAGATAATCACGCAGGGGATCACCCATGATCTCGTTGAAATTTTCGGCATAGGCGCGTGCCTGTGCGTCCAGTTCCTCGGAAAGCATAAGCTCCTCGCCATTCGAATATATAGTGTACGCCTCTGCCCATATCTGGCCTACCTCCGCTTTCAGTTTGTCTCTCCAGCTGCGAACACCGGCTCCTCCTGTGACCTTGACCACCCAGAACCGGCGATTGCCTGATACATCCTTCAGGAAATGCTCATTATTCGTGGATCCTATAAGGATACTATGGCGTGGGTTCTTGTTCCACTGCCGGGCATAGGCCGCTCGGAAATTGTCTGAACGGCTGGAGATAAGGTCTTTTATGGCGTCGGTGTCGGCGGTCTTCATTCCTTTAAATTCCGGAATTTCGACTATCCATGACCTTTGCAGAGTCTCGTATTGTTCTTTCTTGGCGTCGGCGAACGAGATTGCGCCGCGCCACCGGTTGGCCAGCGTTTCGGCGAATGTGCTTTTACCGGTTCCCTGTTCGCCATACAGCACCAGACAATAGTCGAATTTGATACCCTCGCCGTCGTCGGGATCGACATCAATTGCCCGTCCCACTGCGCCGGCCATCCATTTGCGTGTTATGGCTCTGGTGAGCGGTGTGTCCTCGGCTCCCAAGTAGTCGATGAGCAGCGTTTCCACTCTCGGTGTTCCATCCCATTGCTCGCGGGCTATGAAGTCTCTGACAGCATGGAATGACCGCTCCGGAGCTGTCAGTTTCAGAGCCTTGTCGACAAAGGAATTAATGGCCATATCTATTCCGTACATCTCCGACAGATAGCCGCACATGCGCGACAGCGAGGTATCATCCACCTCGTCGGCGCCATGGGTACCGACAAACGGGCATTCCTGCCCCGTGATAACATCGCGCTGACTGAACAGATCGTATTTCACCTTTTTAAAATTTGGATCATTCAGCATAATATTCCTTAATGTTTTCGGCGTTGCTTTGGCATTACCTTTTTTGTCGTAGTCAAGTTCCGCCATCCAGCCGGTGTCAGCTTCTTCCGGTAGTGCGGTCTCATTCATCTCAATGCCGGCGAAATCGTTGTTAGCTTCCGCCAGCCGTTCCCTGGTGAGCAGCGAGCATACCTCCTTGTCGGCAGCCACAAATTCCTGCATTTTGATGTAAGACGGCAGACGGGTCACGTCGGAAACCCGGCTCCCCTCGTCGTGAACACCGAACAGATGGATACGTACCAGATCGAAAGCGTTGCATAGTTTCAGGCTCGCGGGGTCGGTCTCGTGGTGGGAATATGCAAATTTGCCCTCATAGGTCACAAGGCCTCCGGCGACACTTCCGGCGCGATAGGTGTAGCGCCCTTCCGTGGCGGTTTTGTCGTAGATCTCCGGTAGAAATTTGGCTATGGCGTCCTCAATCGAGTATACGCGGCAGAAAGCGCCTATAAGTCCCGGCTTCTCGGTAGGATCGCCGGCTTTGCGTATTTCGTGTGCCAGAACCTCGCCCTCGTGGCTCGACATGGGCCATGCGCTGACATCCCTGGGGTCGCGGTATGTAGCCAGCACTTTGTCGACGTCAAAAGGCGGGCCATCCTGATAATCGAAGAAATAGGTGCCGTCGCGGCTGGTACTCGGCCAGTAGAACAGACGCGGCAGCTGATATGTCGTATGGTCAAACATATCGATACCGACGCGCGAGGTCCAGTAGCGGCAGACCGGCTCATATTCAAAAGGGGACATGGGTCTGCTGGCCGGAAGCACCAGACGCAGGCGCGGTTTTTCCGGCGTGTGCTTGTGGGTGCTGTATACCATCGCCGCACAGTCGAAATTCAGGGTGAAATCGTCCCAGACGTCAGGGGTGCCGAAATCAATGTCGAGAGTCACCATCGAGCGGCTGAGGACATTCGCGGTTTTGCGTACGCCGTTGGCCAGATAGCCACCGACGAACCCGCCTACGTCCTTAATGCTGCTTTGCTCTTCCCGGCTCATGCGCAGATATTCACGCATACTTTCGCCGGTGCGCTTGGTTTCAGCACACCTCTCCAGAATCTCGCTCCATCGCCATGTTTTATTATGCCATTTTTTCGACAGTCGGCAGGGGGCGACGGCGATTTCCAGTTCAGGATCAAACCGAAGCTTTTCTATTCGTTTCATTTCTTCTCGGCGTTTGGGTAAGGGAGTGAGGGAATAGGCATCCAATAGGAGGCATCTCAGGGAATTTCTTCTCGGCGTATTCCTGCGCCTGCTGCTCTTTGGTCGGGGTCATAGTTCTTTTTCTACAATTGTAAATAAAACATGCTTTCTATCTTCTCTCTTTTGGGCGGTACACTTATTGAAAGGGCACGGGAAACGATAGCCGGAATTGAGGCTGAAACATCATTCATCGCAGGAATTGATGTGCAAATATTCTTTTGCCATCACTCTGTATCCATTGATTATGCCAATCCCTCCGACGGGTATTTCCTTATTCTTTTTCATATCGTTAGGTGTTTAGTAGTTGCATTCGGTGAATTGGCCGTCGATGAGTTTGTACCATGTGTCGGCTTTGATTTTGACACCGTCGACTTCGGCGGCTTTGACGCAGAGAATGTGCCCGTCGTCGGCGCGTTCGGTCAGGACGAGCCAGCAGCCTTTGGCGCCTTTGGCCCGGCTGTGGCGGCCCGTCACTATAGCGATGGATTCTTTGCCCTCTACTGAGGCTGCTGAGCAATCGCCGGTGTTGGCGGCTGCTGAGCGATCGCCGGTGTTGGTGACTGCTGACTGATAGCCGGTGTTGGTGGCTGCTGACTGATAGCCGGTGTTGGTGGCTGCTGAGCAATCGCCGGTGTTGGTGGCTGCTGAGCGATTACCGGTGTTGGTGGCTGCTGACTGATAGCCGGTGTTGGTGGCTGCTGAGCGATAGCCGGTGTTGGTGGCTGCTGAGCGATCGCCGGTGTTGGTGGCTGCTGAGCGATCGCCGGTGTTGGTGGCTGCTGACTGATAGCCGGTGTTGGTGGCTGCTGAGCGATTACCGGTGTTGGTGGCTGCTGAGAGATCGCCGGTGTTGGTGGCTGCTGAGCGATTACCGGTGTTGGTGGCTGCTGAGCAATCGCCGGTGTTGGTGGCTGCTGAGCGATCGCCGGTGTTGGATTCTTTGGCGCCTTTCCAGTTGACTTTGTCGAATATGAATTTAACGCCTGCCTTGATGAGGCCTTCGATTCCGATTTCGGCGACAACGCGGAGTCGCGAGGAACAGATTTTGTCGTTTCCCCGGTCGATGTTTCCGCTCTGCTCTACTTCGCAGTATCGGCGCGGGCGCCCGTTGTCGTCGCAGGGCGGGTAGAATCCGAGTACGTCAATGGGATTCTCGCAGGCGTGGAATCCGCTGTTGCAGGCGCTGACAGCGCCCGTGTGGTTGTATTCTTTGCCGACTTCGTACTGGAAGCCGCGGCAGGTGAGGTCGGCGTTGAAGCCTTTGTAGGATTTGATTTTAGTGGTCATGGCGGGGTGGGGTTATTGAACTTTTTTAATTTTAATGACTATATCTATTGCGATGCCTTCCACTTTCTGCAGTAGATTGAGCACTGTTTGTATATGGTTATTGATGCCGAGGCGCAGCGCTTCGTCGCGATCAATGCCTTTCATCCACCAGTAGGCACTTTCGGCATAACGGGAGGCTTCCTCTGCGTGAGTAATGATTGTTTTTTCCGAGGGGTTCATATCGGGAAGTGAATTTTAGGGGTTATAACTCTGATTCATCGGCGCCATCATCGGATGATTCGCCAGCCGCAATAGCGACGTACGCAGTAGCAAGTCTGCGCAGCTGCCCTAATGTCAGGCCGCGTGCCTTGATGATTATCAGGTCGCCGAGTATCACGGCTTCGGGGTTCTGTGGAGTGTTCATTGTTTAAGGATTTTAAAATTAGTCTTTCAGATAATAGGGTGTAGAATAGCCGGCGCCTTTGAGCGGCAGTCCGCGGCACCAGTCGATAGGCTCGCTGAACAGCGCCTCTACGTCGGTGAGGGGACGGTCGGCAGGAGCATCGACTATGATTTCGTCGTGAACATGGAAAACAACGGGCAGATTCTCCCGACGGGCACGGAGCATGACTGCACCCAATATGTCGCGGGCGGTTGCCTGCACTATATTTTCGGTCAGTTTGCCGCCGTAGGTCCGGAGCACCTCCCATTTTTTCGTGGTCTGGTTCAGCCCTTCATACTCGATAACCTCATGATCGCCGCGCCAGCCGTCATCATATTCCATGCTGATGCGAGCGCGGGGGTAGCAGATAGTGCGCCCGGAGGGAAGCGTGATCAGCAGCATGCCCCAGCGGTAACCGACGGTAATGCCCCGGTTAATCGTAACCGTTTTGCCTGTTTTGATCGCCGTGATCGCAGCCTTTTCGATAATAGACCAGAGTCGGACAATACGGGGGTTAGCCTCGCGCCACAGCTTCACGGTCTCTCTCTCCTCATATTCGGTCAGACCTAATTTAGATCCTCCCATTGCCTCCAGAGCGGCGATACCGCCGCCATAGCCTAACGCCAGCACCGATATTTTGCCCTTTTGGCGCAGATGGCTGTTTTTGCCATGCTTCTCCACCGGCACACCGAACATCTGCGAGGCCGTCGCGCAATATATATCGCCACCCTGCCGGAAAATATCCAGCACCCAGTTTTCACCAGCGATCCACGCTATCACGCGTGCCTCGATAGCAGAAAAGTCGCAGACATGTAGAATGTGGCCGGGCGAGGCGATGAATGCCGTACGTATCAACTCGCTCAATACCTGCGTGACATCGGCGTAGTTCAGCTCGAAATCCTCGAGGTCGCCGGCTTTCACCATGGAGCGGGCGAAGTCCAGGTCGGGCAGATGGTTCTGGGGCAGGTTCTGCACCTGCACCAGACGGCCTGCCCAGCGCCCGGTGCGCGCGGCTCCGCAGAATTGCAGCAACCCGTGTATACGTCCGTCATCGCAAACACACATCTGCATAGCCTCATATTTTTTATTGGATGTTTTGGCCATTTCGCGGCGCAGCGCTATCACACGCCGGGCTTTGGGCCAGTAAGTCAATGACTCCTCGATTTCGTCGATAGTCTTTTTTCCGATACTGTCGAAATAGCGCCCCGTGGTGCGTTTCAGATATTCCTTGATCTGCGCGGCGCTGTTGGGGTTCTCCATTCCGGAGATCTGCTGCGCCTCTTTCAGCAGTTCGGCCTTATACTCAGAGTCGAATCGTGCGGCATTATCCACCAGCTCGCGGTCGATGAGCACTCCGCGGTCATTGATCTCCTGGTCGGCAATGTACAGCTCCTCGTCGAACGCGGCGGGTTCAAGCCTGCGCACTTTGGTCAGCAGCGCCTGCTCCACCTCCACGTCGCGGATGCAGTATTGTTTGAAAGTGTCCCAGCGGTCGGGCGCAGCTTCCGGCATGTGGCGCACGCCGTTACGCCCCGGCACAGAAAAGAAACGTATAAGCGCTTTTCCCTCGGTCATTTTACCCTCGGCGAGACGGAGCACCTCGGCGCACTGACCCAGCGCCAGGGGCAGCCCCATGCGGGCGGCACGTACCATGGTGCATTTCCACTGCGCCGGATCAAGCGGTTTGTCGAGTCCTAAATACTTGCTGAGGCATATGCGCTCGAAAGCTGCGTTCCATGCCGTTTTTGTCACAGCAGGATCCGTCAGTGCGGCGCGGATTTCGGCAGGCAGCTCCTCGCCCTGCGCCAGATCCACACATGCCACCTCTCCACCGTCCATACTGTAGGCGAAAAGCAGGATCGCGAAATCGGGGGCTTCAACGTATTTGTACACGCCGCATTTACCCAGATCCCGGCTGCTATACGTTTCTATGTCTATGCCTAACTCTTTCATTTCTCAGATTCCATTTCGATGGCTTCCTGCTCGGTCAGCTCCCTTGCTTCAAAAGTCAGCACCATATTGGGTTTCCTCAGGACAGAGTTAAACCAGTTTTCAATTATGGATACTCTTTGGGCGAAGTCGGCGCCGTCCTGTATCGGACGGCAGGTAAGAGTTTCGGCGGGAGTGCGGAGGCGTATAAATATGCGGCTGTATTTTTCCCGGCCATTTACGAAGGCGGAAGGAACGCTGCCACAGCCGGCGGCGCCGATTCCCTCCTTTACGGGGTCGATTTTTTCTCCGTGCTCCAGATCGTACACATGACCTGTGACGGGGCCTTTGAATGTTTTCGGATTGCTCATTTTTCGTTGGAGTTAGATTGTTCCATGATACTCTTCGCGGCGTTGTTTGCGGCATCGGCTGTCGTGTCGAATACCGCGAAACCTATTATAAAAGGCACTGAAACGACGCGCAGTATGACTGCGACAATGCTGCAGATGGCGCCGGCGAGAAGTGAGAAAAGCGCTTTTATATATTGCGTTGTTGTCATGATTGGCGTTGCTTTGTATATCCACCGCCGACACCGGGCCGGCGGTGGATAGGGTAGAGATATGATTGGTTTAGAGATCGTCGTCGTCCTCGAGATCGATGTTGTCGAAGTCATGATCCGCGCTCTGGCCGAACCGCTCGTCATCCTTGAACTTTACTACGCCGTTGAGCGCTACGCCCACGCCGGTATTCCCGGCGGCGTTGTAGGGGAAAAAGGTAACCGACACCACGGCCCACATGCCGCCATAGATTTCCTCCTCGTCCACGATAGGGTTGCGTTCCTTATCCAGGACCCCGGGGCGCATGTTCGATTTGGCCTTGATGGTATAGTGGCCGTGCATAAGCTCGTCGTTTGCATCATCGCCATCCATCAGGGGCAGTGTGAGCTTCCGGGGTTCCTTTCCGCCCCATTTCCTTGCGATGCCGGCGGCTTTCGCTGTTTCGATGGCTTTGTTAATCGCGTTGATAGTTCCTTTTTCCTTTTTGGGAATCATTACAGTGACCATGTATTTGCCATCGCCGGTGTCGCCGTCAAACTTCTTTTTCGCGAAAAGGTGGGGAAAGCTCAGACGGCAGGGGCCGAATACTACTTTTGTGTCGTTGATAATTTGGGGTGTGATCATAAGAATGTAATTGAAATGTTGTTAAAAATTGAGGTCTTTGAAATCTTCCGCCGCGGAGTTGTACTCCGGGCGTTTGTCGTCGCTGGTGGCCAGAGTCGGTTTTCCCTGGGGCTTGGTGATGAAGTCGGCGCAGAGCACAGCCAGACGCTTTTTGCCTACCAGCTTCTCGAGATCGCCGATGCCGCATAGTGTGGCGGGCTTCATGTATTCACTTTCATCGTAGCCCTCCTTTGACAGCAGGGCGATGACGGCTTTATCGTCGGTTATTTTGCGGTTGCTGCGCCCCTCGACCAGCTTGTAGCCGGGGTAGCTGACACCCGACAGAGCCTGCTGCAGCGCGTATTCCTCCATGCTCGCTACCCACGATTTGATGATCGCCAGCCACGGCAGGATGTCGGAGGCCATTTTTTCGGGTGTGAGCAATCCGGGGTCGGGATTGGCGCTCGACGTCGATGTGCACTTTTCGGCCAGAGCCTTGCATCCGCATTTCACCTTGCAGAACTGGCACCACTCGCCGGGATTCTGCAGGCCATTGCCTCCGAAAGCTTCTTCGGCTTTGGGTCGCAGTTCTTCCCCGGCCCATTTCAGCAGGTCAGCAACTGACATTTCAAACTCGCTCAGATTGTCGATGCGGGGCTGCACGATGGTCATGCGCACACGGTCAATGCCATATTCGAAACAGTGCCGCAGATATGCGCCCAGAGCGTAGATTTTCATCTGCTCGTTGTCTATGGCCGACACTCTGACTCCTTTGCCATATTTGAAGTCGATAACCTCCATGAGGCCGTCGGCAATGATGGTGGCGTCGGAAGTTCCGAATGCTTCGGGCACATAATCCGAGAAGTCCAGACGGGTCTCGACAAGCAGCTGCGCGTCCGTTGTACCGGCGCGGGCGGCGTTGAACTTCTCCAGCACGATAGTCTTGTACGTGTCGGTGTACTCGTCCATTTCGCCGGTGTGGTACTGTTTGTGCAGCTGTGCGATCTCCTCGTCCTCTGCGGCGGTATCGAGTCCCATAAACGCCTTTAGCTTTTTGGCACAATAGGCATGGGCCAGTGTGCCCTCCTGGGCGTAGCTGCTCGAGGTGTCGGGCACTGTGGCCTCCAGCCGAGGGGCGGCGGTGCAGTTCATCCACCGGTGCGCAGCCGACGGCGATAATAATGCGTGTTGTCCGGGCATAGCTTAATTGTTTAGAATGGCGCCGGGGGGGCCGTGATCTGACCTTTTTCGTCGAGGATAAGGGCGTCGAGTTCGGCGATGAATGCGGCGCGGCACTCCTCGGGCAGAGCGGGGATCTTCTCGGCGGTGCCTGAGCTTACCGAGATAATGATCTGCTTCACCTGGTTGGTGACAGCCTCGTGATATTTCGCACGACCCTCGCTGGTTTTGTCTTTATAGTTCTCTCCCTCGAAGCGGACGCGGGCGCGATGCAGAGCGGCGCGACAGTCCTCAAGCGTGGGCACCGCGGGAGCGGCAGGTGTGGGGGTGGGTGTCTCTACAGGTGTCGGTGCCGGAGTGGCGGCAGGCTCGACGGAGACAGCGACGGGGGATTCCGAGGGAGCGGGTTCGATGGTGTCGGGGTCATCCGGCATGCCGGGGATCTCGGAGGGCGTGGCGTTGACGGTTACGGACACGTTGGTCCCCTTACGCACTTCTTTGCCTACTTCTTTTTCGACAGACTTTTCAATCCGTCGTCCCAGATTGGGCAGTTTGTCCTCAAGCAGCGAGAACAGCTGATCGGACAGAGTGATCGTTACATTTAAGTCCATATATGTGAATGTTTAGTTGGGTTTGGATTCGCGGCGCACATGATGTTTCGGCAGGGGGTTGCTCGCTGTGTACAGCTTGGCCTCGGCGTTGAGTTCGTCGGCAGACCCATAGCGGTTTGACAGCAACCATTGATCAATCTCCGCCCGCTTGAAAAACAAGTATTTGCCTCCGGGCTTGTAATAGGGAATATGCCCTCCGGATGTCAGTTTGTAGATGTAACTTTTTTTCATGCCTGTATACAGAGCCACATCTTCGATCGACATCACTTCCTTCTGACACAGGTTCAGTTTGTCAACGACGGCTTCGGCCAAAGCCTTAAGTTCTTCTTTTGTCATATCGGGTTATAAGTATGCGTTGTGTATACGTTTCAGCTCTTTGCCTGAGTAGCGCCACTGGCCGTCGAGTTTGTGCAGCCGTCGCTTTATCTTTCCGGAATTGGCAAGCCGCCAAAACGAGGTGCGGTCCATGCCAAGTGCGGCGATGGCTTCCGATGTCCGGTACATGCCGTTATCCTTGACATTCGGGGGTTCAGGGTTCATTTTCATACCTCCCCGCCCTCCCCGGCGGTTTTTTCGGGCAGCGGTTTTTTGGTCACGGTTAACGTGTGGTTGACGAAGTCGGTGCGAGCCTCAAACTTGCAGCCCCAAAGACGTTGTTTTACATAGGCAAGCGCTTTGGCTCGATTTGCCTCTATCTGCGCCGGAGCGAGGGGCGCCTCCGGACGACTCGGATCCGGGGGAGGCAGTCTGAACACCCGCGTCTCCCCCATGGCCATCTCCTTAAGTATGGCGGTTGTTACTTTATCGGTTGTCATAAATAGGTACTGAACGTTCAATGAGTTTTTCCAGCTTATCAATGGCGAAGCATAGATCACACCAATCTCGCCACTCTTTATTAGGGTACTTTTGCTTTTTCTCCAACTCGAGCAGTGTACTTTTTAGGTAAGGTATTGCTGTTTGGATTGCGCTTCGGTCAGCGAGTGGCAGGAAGAATTTTTCGGCAGCAGGTGCAACTGTCGTTATCGTCTTATCGCGTTTTTTGTTAAACCACGACGAGAACAGCCAGCCCAGGGCGAAAAAGCACACGGCGGCGAAGCCGGCACACAAAGCAGCGATCATGATAGGCCTCCTTTCGTCAGTTTGTTGATGAAATACTCCTGACCTTTGCATGTCACTTTGGTAGTGGCTTTCGCGATGGTCAGCCCGTCGGGAGCGGCAACCGTGCGGACCGTTATTTCGAAAAGGCCCTGCTCCATGCTTTTCTGCGTGGGTTGGTTCTTCTCGCTGCCCGACTTCATCAGATAGCCGTTGTCGCGCAGATACTGAAAAAGTCGTTTCTGTCCGGTCTCATATCCGTTCTGTTTCAGAATCTTCGCGAGCTCGCCTATGAGTATCGAGCGGTTGGCCGCTTTCAGCGATTCAGCGAAAAGCACCTTAGGTGCGTCCGCCTCGATCTTGGCCTCGGCGATCTGACGCAACTGCCGTTCCTCCTTCAGTGTCTGAAAAACTTTAATTGCGTTGTCAGGGTCGGCGAGAAGATTGTCGATTGTCTGCGGGGTGGCATAGACACCGTGCTTGCGGATTGCCGGGAGAACTTCGGATGTCACCCACTTCTTGAAAGCCTTTGCGCTGTCGAGTTTGCTTCCGAAGATAAGGGCGTAAAGTCCGCTCTCGTTTACGAATGATGCAGTTTGTGTTCTACCGAGATTGTCGATGGTGTCGCGTTTCGCTACGTCATCTTCGCTCACGTGCTTTGCGATTGCATCGCGTCCGTTTATATATCCGAGAGCCTTGCACACATCTGCTGCACAAAACAGTGGCTCGTTGGCTTCGTCGGCAAGCGTCCTTATCTCGCCGAACTGCGGGTTGCTGAAAATCTGAATGCTTTTCTTTTCCATTCTGCTGTTTATTTTGTTGGTTATTCCTTTGGAGGAAAAGAAAAACTGTCGTATATTTGCGGTTGATGATATATGTAAAGTCTGGCAAATTGTCCGACAGTCTTTCTTATGTCCGTTTGTTTGTTATTGACACTGCAAAGATATGTTGAAATACCGACACATACAATATCCATCGTCGGAATTTCGACAATTACAACATTTTTTAAAATTTGGCACTTATGGCAAAATCGGTAAATAGAGATATAAATGCAAGAATCAAAGCCATTTGCGATAATGTTTTCAATGGAAACCTATCCCAAATGGCTAAGGCGACATATATTAGTAGAACAACTCTAATAAGTATCATTGGGGAGCCTCAATCGGCTCCCGGCTATGACGTGCTGCGCAAAATTGTCGAAATGCCGACAGCGGATATTAGCGAAACATGGTTGCTTACTGGAGAGGGCGAAATGTTTGTCGACAATAAGCCTACACCCGAAATAAGCTATACCGACGGTGTACCGTACTATGATGAGATATTCGAGTGCGGATTTGAAGAACTGACCGCGCCGAGTAGTGAAAGCCCCGACTTCCTGATCAGAATGCCGGGATATGAAAAAGCGACGTTGTGGTGCAATGCCTCCGGGCAGTCTATGGAGCCGGAAATCAATAACGGCGACATTATCGCACTAAAGCGCATCGACGATTTTTCATTTCTCCCGTTCGGCGATATATATGGCATTATCACCACTAATGGCATGCGTACCATCAAACGTCTGGGCAAAAGCTCCGACCCCTCCTGCTACCGCCTCATCCCGACAAACAAGGAATACGACGAGCAGGACATCCCCAAAGACAAAATTCTGATCGTTTACCGCGTCATGGGCGCGATGAAAGCTTTTTAA